ATGGCGGAATTGGTAGACGCGTTGGTCTCAAACACCAATGAGGTTACACTCGTGCCGGTTCGACTCCGGCTCTGGGTACTGAAAAACAGTAAAAAAGGGCCTTACGGTATCGTAATGGCCCTTTTTTATTGGAAAAATGTTTGGCAGATGTTTGGCAAGGATATGCCTCAGTTTTACGCTAGAGGCCTTTTTTTAAACTTGTTTGATCGTTTACAAAAAAATGTTTGGCACAAATGAAGGCTAAAAAACAGACCGCAAAACTTTTCGCTTACAAAAAAAACATCTCCAAGGAAGGCCTGGTGTCCCTTTACATCGCTGCTACGATCAACAGGAGAACCAAACTCATCCCCTTGAAATTGACTTGGCCTGCCATCAAGTATGATTTTGAAAAGCATCAGCTGATAACCAAATCCAAACAAGACAAAGAATACAATGATGTGAATCTGATCGTCAGTAAGACGTTGGCGATGTGCAATGAAATTTTTATCCAGTACCGGCTCCGGGATCAGGATATCACAATGGAGATTTTTTTGGAGGAATTTTACCAGTTCAACCTCAAAAAAGATTTTATAAGCTATATCGAGGGAAAGATCACCTACCGGTACAAGCGGAAAGAAATCACCCTCACCACTAAAAAAAACCATACCAACACCCTCAACAAGCTTAAAAAATTCAACCCGAAAAGCCTTCCTTTTTCTTCACTTACAGTAAAGTGGTGCCGGGACTTTGAAAATTATCTCCGGAAAACATTGGAGCTAAAAAGGGGTACTGTCTGGACCCATATGAAGGACATCAATACTTATCTGAATCTGGCACAGACTGAAGACAATATCCCCCTCGAAAACCCATTTACAAAAGGATATAGCTGCACTGCCGGGGAGACTGAAATCAGCGCCCTAAATCTGCCTCAGCTGAAGTCTCTACATGAATACTATGAGTCAGACACCATTCCCGAAAATCAAAAAATTGTTCTCGGCCAATTCCTTTTTTCATGCTATACAGGATTGAGGATTTCAGATCTTAAATCCATTACTGACGAAAATATAATTGGGGACACGCTGGTTTTTAACCCGGTCAAGGGAAGACGTTTTGACAAGTTCCAAAAAATCCCTCTTACCGAAAGAGCAAAGCAATTTATTCAAAAGGAAATGAGCGGTAAGGTATTTGCCCGATATGTCGATCAAAGCAGTAACAGGATCCTGAAAAAAATTCAGGATACCTGTAATATTCCTTTTCGTCTGACCAACCACATCGGAAGGCATTCATTTGCCACTTTGTTTCTAGAGCTTGGCGGATCGGTGGAAGTTCTGCAGAAGCTGATGGGTCATAGTAAGATAGCTACCACCATGAAGTATGTCCATATCAATGAAAAGCGGAAAGAGGATCAGATGGGCAACTTTGACAAGCTGGATTTTTAATCCCGATGGCTATCGGGATCAGGTGCTCCAAGCTTTGGCATTTTTACCCTTTGAATTTCCTTCAGCTGCGTGTCGAGCTCTTCGACCTTGCAGTGAAGGTTCCAGATCACCTGGGCGTGACGGTAGTCAGCTGCAGAATCAAAATCCAGCTCCAAGTTATATTGGGTATTGAGCGTATCAAAGTCTTCCTGGATCAGGATCCTTGAGTATTTGTGTTGCAGTGCCATATTAGATCAGTTTTGGTACTCGTAGAGAGCGGTTTCGATGTTTCGGATAAATGTGCTTACTTTTTTGAACTCCTGGATATTGTCCTGATGCAGGTAGATGACCAGGATGGATTCTATCAGATCAAAATTCCTCATAGAGGTTCCTTCGCCTTCCATAAACTTCAGGAAATCAAGAACCGGTCTGATATTGACTTGAAAGTTTTCCTTTCCGTCAAAGAGCAGCATGCCACGTTCCGGCATGGAATTACAGGCAGTGAAGCATTCCTTTAGCTTCTTCAGAACGATGATCGCTTGGCGGTAGTCATCCTCATAGGGGATAGGCAGGTGCCGGGAAGCCCAAGTGAATCCTTGATGGAGAAAGTCGATGGTATTCTGGACTAAGGATGGAAGGTCTGCGGGGGGTGCAACATAAAAAACTTCCAATAGGCACATTATATGGCCTGAATTGTCTAATTTGGTCATAACGTTAACAGCGTTAAAGGTTAATAAATACTTTAATCTTTAGCCCCGGAGTTCTGACCTCCGGGGTTTTTTTTATTCCTGCTCACTTGGGGCAAACAGATTCATCTGGCGGTTATTTGCCAGCCATACATCAAAGCTCATCCCAACAGCATCATCCAAAGCCTTTTCAGTAGCCTTCATGGTTTTATTTGCTTCCTGAAAGTTTTTCTTAGCGGCCTTGTGCTCATCCATCAGATGATTGATAGCTACCTGCTTATCTGAGAGGAATTCGGAAGCATCCGTGAAGCTTTGGAAAAGCACATCATAACAAGCCTCCTTGTATTGAATCACGGCTTCCTTAGCCTCTTCTTTGACGTTAGATGGATTGATAGTAAAGAGCCATCCGAATACATATTTGAGAGGAAGACAGAACATTTCATACTGCTTTCCATCCGATCCAGTTGCGGTGCTCAGCACCGCAACTGAAGATAAAATCTGATCATCTTTTATCTTCTGTCTTTGACTGTCTACGTCAATTCCAAGAGCTTCACAAATGGGCTTGATAGGCACAATCTTCTGGCCATTTTCGATGACTAGGATTTTGCTGTTGTTGATAACAGCTACCGTTCGGGTTGTTTCTTTCATATCTTTTAATTTCATTTAGTTTTATATTGAATCAAAGTAAAACTATTTAAAACCAAAATCAAAAGAAAACAAAGAAAAACTTTTAAAATCTTTTTGATTCATTTAGATTTGATACATGAAAAAATTCCTAGTAGAGATTTCGGATGATGCCCATACTGAATTAATTAAAATTCAGTCCGAGCGAAAAATTAAAAAAATGGGCAGGGCCACGTTGCAAAATGTGGCCAGTGACACTCTTGAAAGGTGTTTACTAAACAACAAAAAAGAAACCCCGACCAAGTAGGCCGGGGTTTTTTGTTTAATCGAATATCACAATATTTCCTTCATTTTTAATCATCATAACCTCAACAATTTTTGAAGCAAGCTCATCTTCTATTTTCAACGCTCCCGCTAAAAACTCTGCAATTTCTTTTTCTTTATCATCCAAAATTCCGTCTGACAAGACCAAATCCATAATCAAAGCAAATAGTGTTGGTTTAAATTTTGAATCAATTTTTGAAGCCGCACTTTCAATAATTGATTTGCTACCCAATGATCGATGAATTATAGCAACTCGTTTATAGTATTCAACAATATCGTGATTTGTAAATTGTTCTTTATAAACGGCAAGTTGAAGCATTTTGTCAGTTTCAATTTCGGAAACGTTGCCATCTACAGCCATGCATGCATACATAATTCCAATTGCAGCTTCTTGCTGATTTACAGGAGAATAGATTACCTGTGAATTGGTGGAGCTAAAAATCCGGTCGAATAGTCCCATAATTTTTTTTGTTTAGGTTAAGGTTAATGTTTAGACCTAAAAATATAAAATCCCCTCGAAAGGGGAAAATATTTTTTTTATTGGCTTAGGAGGGGAGTCATAAAGCCAACTTACGTGACTTACGTGGATTGATTTAAAGTAAAAGCAATAATGATTCTGCTGGTTCTTTTCCTTGAAGTACTTTGGCCGCTATGGCTTTGAATTCGTTCAATTGAACCACGAAAAAGGAAACTTCAAAATGTTTAATTTTCCTTTCTCCAAAATTTTGTAAATGTTGATGTTGATCAAGATAAATTATATTTCTTGATTCCTCTTCCATATCAAGAACATACCCATGATCTTTTAGAAATTTGGACTGAAAGGCTTCAATTACCCTTTCTGCCTCTGCAAATCCCGATTCAATATCGTCCGGTAATGTGATTTCTTCAATTATATCCTTGAGATAACCATTGAAATCCCTTTTTGGGACAGATCGGCCAATCAACATCATTTTTTCAAAATAAGGGTCTGTAAAAATCCCTTTCTGATATTCTTCTAAGCAGCTTTTTAGATAAGATAATGCTTGGAAAGCATCCTTAATGCACCTCCGGTGGTATTCAAACATGCCTAGACATGGATAGATTTGTTTTTCCATTTCTACCAGTTTCATGGATCGATACAGGAATGAACTTCCTATAGAGAGTGTTTTGTATGCCTCCGAAATATTGTCTAACAATGTCATGCCTTATACCTTTTCTGAAGATTATTATACTCGTCTTCAATTTCTTTGAACGAAATATAATCCCATTTTCCTGTTATTTCCCTAGGCCATAGCTGGGTTTGGTAAAGGATTTTGGATAGGAGGTCAATTATTTCAGCATCTCGGTTGCCTTTTGGAATTTCAGGAGATTTGGATGGTACTGCATCAGTGGGACCGCCTAGGAAATAGCTTCTTCCCATTTTCTTCATCCGGAGTGCCTCAAGGATCGGCTCAATCTGCATCTGCACAATTGGTTCCTGCCTTACAGACTGCGGGATGACATACTCATGCTTGTGAACGTATCCCGCAAACTCACCGTATTGGTCACCAAAGCCCATTCCATCCCCGGTTTCTCCTCCAAAGTAGTAGGATCTCTTTCCGGATACATTTCCCCTCCTTGCCTGAGGTGCTGCCGATTCACCGGCAGAGGATTCGGCTCCTCCTCCCCAGCTTGGATCACCGGAATCAAACAGGATGTTTTTTGCACGGGAGGCAGCTGTAAGGATGGATCCCAATATGCTCAACTTGGTAGCCTTATAAATAAACGGTGCTGCCGGCCCTCCTACAGATGCGGCCTGAAGAGCGATAATCTCAGCCTTCATGATAGCTGCTGCTGTATCAATCCCTATTTGGGTTAGTGCCAGTATTTTTTGGAATGCTGTCAGCTGTCCGGACTTATTTCCGATCAAGTCAATAGCAGCTCCGGCAATGTTGGCATATTCCAGGTTGATGTCAATGAGTGCCTGCTTTACCTGAATTTCATCCTGAAGCCTTTCCTGATTGGATTTTGCGGTATTATCTCTGATCCTGTCATTGTGTTTTTGGTTCAGATCCTCAATGGTCGCAAGCTTTGCCTTCTCCAGCTCGATGGTGGACAAGCCAAATTCCTGGGCTTGGGCAATGAGTTCATCAAATCGCTTGGCCGTGGCCGCAACCTGCCGGTCGTGGTCATCCATGGTGGCCATCTCGATGTCTTCTGCAAGCTTGGCCCGCTTTTCTTTGAGCTTTTCGGATTGCTCATCAATTTTGGCATTGACCTGCTCAGTCTGGAGGGCTTCTATGTCAGCAATGGTCTGATCATAGGTCTGTTTGTCAATGGTGCCTTGGGTATAATATTCCAGGGCTTTGTCCCGGAGTGTCTGGAACTTGGACTCAATTCGGGCAATATCTTGACTGTCCTTGTCCATTGCGGATATTTCAGCCTCAGATTCCAACTGAGCGATTTCACCTTGGAAGTCCTTGAACTTCTGGATCAGCTCTTTGTATTTCTCCTCAGCGGCGGCCTTTTGTTCCTCTGCTCTTTTCTTGCGTTCCGCCTCCGCAAGTTTTTCCGCTTCTTCAGCGGCTTTTCTTGCTGCTTCAGCGGCAGCTGCTTGTTTCTGAGCTTCAGCCTCCTCATCCATGGCAGGATCTAATCCCAAAAGATCTCCAATGATTGTCACTGTGCCCAGTTTTTTCTCTTGTAATCCAGCAAGCCTTTTTTGAAGTTCTTCAATTTCATTTGCCAAAAGTTTTACCGGCTCTTGAGCTCCTCTTGCTCCTCTTTCTACCACCTTAAACAAATCCCCTTCCTCATCCCTTTGATTTAGAAGTTGCTCAGTTTGAGAAATTTGACTATTTAATTTTTTAAGCTCTTTTTGTTGCTCTTCGATTGCATCAGCATTTTTGACTTTCAGCGCGGCTTTTTGAGCTGCTGTAAACTTGTCTACCTTTTCCGTACTGATGGCAATTGCATTTCCATATTTGTCAAACTCGGTAATCGCAGTAGGTACCAGCTTTGCAATCTTGTCAATCACAACCCTTAATTCTTCCTGTTGTTCTGTATTGAGGACAGTGTATGAAGTAAGTTCATCGTACCTGTCTGTCAAATCCGGGAGATTGGCCTCTAATTTTTCAACATATTTCAGTTGATTTTCAAAAGATTTGGTGGCAACGTCGATTCCTAAAGCCCAATCTGCCAATTTCCCGATGGATTTATCTAAGAAGTCCAAAAACATATTATTAATTAATACCCCATTGATCCACTTTTGGACCTTGGCCAGTGAAGCTGCCAGGTTTTCATTTTTGGTTTTAAATTCTTCCCATATAGAAGTTCCTTCCTTAAAAGCCTTGTTTGATAGTGCCTGCTGGGTTTTAAGGGCTTCAATATTATTCACTAAGGTTCCCAATACACCAACCACCCGGCCGCCATCTTCGCCCAGGTCTCCTAGGCTTTCGGCCAGTTCGGTGATCCCTCCGGAGTTGGCTTTGACACCTTCGAGCACTTTGATAAATGCTGCATTGGCATCTTCATTCATCAGCTTGACAAAGTCAGCCACTTCCATCCTTGCAAACTTCGCATAGGTGGTCGCATTTTTGGCCATGTTGATAAATAGCTTGGAAAGCGCAGTACTGGATACCTCGGAAGTCTGTCCAAGAGAATCCAAAGTGGCTCCCAAGCCCATGATGTCCTGAATGCTGATCTTGGCCAATGGTGCAATCCCGCCCATCCGCTTGGTGAAGTCGACAATATTGGATTCGTTGGCTGTACTGGCCATGCCGAGTTCATTGATAGCGGATCCTACTTTCAGCAGGGATTCTTCGATGCCATAAGCTTCCTTGATGTTGTAGGTACTGGTAAGCTTCCCGAGCTCACGCATGACGGTTTCGACTTCCCCGAGGCTATCACCCAGAGAAACTGCGATCATGTCGGCAGCTTTGACAAAGCCTTCGATGTCCTTTTTGCCATTGATCCCCAATCGACCGGCTATCTCGGCCATGGCCAAGAGGTCTTTGCGAGGGGTGCGGGTATCCCACTGGCCAAATGTCTGGGAAAGGTCTTTGACGGATTCGTTGGCCAGTCCGGTGGTTTTCTGCACATCCGAAAGCGCATCCGAAAGTTCTGCAGAACCTTTGATCAGGTTTCCGATCCGACCTATGATCTCCTGAGCCCCGAGGTATCCGAGTGCCAAAACACCAAAGCGGGTAATCTCTGTCCTGACTTTTTGCCAAGCAGAATCCAAGCCCCGGACTTCGGCCCGCTGATTAGCAATGTATTTATTAACTTCTTGAAGCTTGGATGTTGCTTTTGCGTATTCTTCCGTTCCTCTCGTTAAATTACTTTGCTGCCTAACTAGGTCTCTTTGATGAGAAACTAGTTGTCGCATTGTCATCCCTGCCAATCCAGCTTCTTCTCGTTGCTTTCTTAAAGTATTAGTAACACCATCAAGACTCTTTTCGAGAGATTTAACTTTTACTTGGGAGTCATTTAGTTTTTTGGCTGCGGAAGCTGCTTGTTCATACGAAGTCTCTGCTTTTTTTAATTGATCTACAGTTCGTTTATACTCCTTGGTATTTTCTTTGCCTGCCAATACCAGTTTTTCGACTTTTTTTGTCAGTTGATCAATTCTATCCTTAGACTTTTCTAAGTCTTTTGATTCCTTTTCCCATTTTGATTGCTCTTCTCTTATGCCTTTAATTTCTTGTTTAAGATCATAAGCGGCCATTTCGGTTTTTCCAATTTCCGAGATCGATTGTTTACCATCAATCTCCATCCGTACCTGTACGGTATCCTTCCTAACCATCTTTGAGCGGTTTAATTACTGACTGGATTGTCTGCTCCATCATGGCGTAGCCGATGGCTCCCTGGAGGGCATTGAGCCGACCGTAGAAGGGGCGGGAATACCATCGTCCGGGCTTGAGTCTGGTGCGGCCTTTGCCCCGAATTATCTCCCTGTTGGTGCTGGTGGATTCGATTTTGGTGGCGATGTTTTTCCCACGGCCACGGCCTACGCCCATGTCTCGGTACCGGCCATGGAGCAAAAAATTAAGGTCGTATCCGATGGCATCCCCGGCCATCTGATAGACTTTGCTCTGCACGGATTTAAATAATTCTCCCGTGTCCTCGATGTCCAGCCTGCGGATCATCATCAATAGGACTTCGTCGGTCTTATCTGCCCATGAGTCTACATAGGCCTGTACCTCTCCAATCTTCCCCTCTGCCATGATGGGAAATTAGGTAGGGGAGAGGGAGGGTATTAGGACAAGGGGAGGGAAAAATTAAAAAGTTGGAAGGTTGGAAAATTGAAAAATTGAAAGATTGAAAAATTGGAAAATTAAAAAGTAAAAAGGTTAGTTCTGCCTTCTCCAACGGGATAGGATTTTAATGAATTTTTCAAACCGGCCATTGACAATGGTCAAGTCTGCTCCTATAGAGAATCTGTTTGCTGCTGCACTACCGGCATTTTCATGGCGGATGATGCGGTCGGCACCTGACGCGTAAATGATCAATTCCTGTCCTTCCTCACCTATCACACCAGTAAGGTCATCCGCTCCAGAGAGAACAAGTAATTTAGTGTCAGGATTGATAACCAAATCATTGATCGTGCCGGTAGTCGAAACTGTCTGAGGATAGTTGATTTTTAATTCATCTCTCCTGGTAAGAAATTCTGCTCCTGCACTTCTAGAAAGGCACCATGGACTGCCATCTGTCCGGGCAACTTCAAAGACTGTTTGGCCTCCAGCTATGGAGCTGTTGTTTTGAAGTCTGAAAATATAGTAACCGGTCAAAGAATCTCCCCTTGCCCTGATCAATGTGGATCCACGCTGCTGCATAAAGAATCCTCCGGGGTTGACTGGCACTGTGTTTCTGATATCTACACCATTTGATGATGCGGTATCATTAGGAAATCTGACAGTGAGGAATGAGATATTGGCGCCAACACCGGCCGCTGATATCCACCTGTTGGTAGTGGCTCTGTATTGGATATCCGCTTTACCTAGGTGTGGGATGGTAAATCCTAAGGCTATCCTGTTTGAAGCTGAGCTTCCTGTATTTTGGGTTTCGACAAATAAGTTGAAACCGGTTATATTGATCAGACTGACTATTTCCCCATCCACACCTCCGGCGATCCCCGTCAGATTGATATCTGAAACTGTACCTGTAAATACAATACAGTTGGATGTTTTGACAAGGTTATGAATGGTCCCATTGTCAGTTACTATTTGCGGTATAGATGCATGGCTGCCAATATTTGTCCTTGCTTTTGCTTTTTCACCTGCAGGTCGACCTTGGATCACTTCATAAGAGACAAAAGGCAAAGCCGGATCCCTGATCTGATCCTCGATCGGAACTTCATCATTCGATCCATCAGTATTTCTCAGCACCTTTTTCAAGATGATGTTTCCTTCGGGAATGGTGGGGAAGATGGAATTACCGGCACCGTCAAGGATGCCTGCAGCATAGTGGATCAGGCCGGAATCATCGCCGTGGAAGTAGTCGATCCGTGGGAAGATCGCATCCGGGGCAGTGATGGCGATGGTCTGATCGGCTCCCTCCTGGATCGCAAAGTCGATCACCCAAGCCCATCCGGAGAGGGTGGCTGAAGTTGGTGTGGTGATCGAAAGTGATCCTTCAACAAGGATCCCGTTTTGGAGGCGGTTTTCCTGAGCGATGGTATTCCTCACTCCCAGGGCCACAGTCGTCGCACCGCCATAAGCTTTCATGATTGCCTGACGGATCCGCTTGTCCTTCTCTTCCGGAAGAAGTTTTTTTATCTCTTCAGCTAACTTGGCGCGGGTCATACGTTGATCGTTGGGTTTCTTACAAAAAACATACTGTTATCCGGAATTGATGTAATAGCTGAAAAAACAGCTTCCAATGTAACATCCACCGAAGGCATAATGTAGGTGATCGCTGCCGATACTGATACTGTAGAGTTATCTGACACCCTGCGCCATCTTATAAACTTATACCCAAATGCAGGATTCGCAGTAAGGTTAACAAGTTGTGACGGGGCAAAATCCCCTCCAATTAGATTTGTGCTCCCCCATTTTGAATTATTGACCGTAATAGTTAATGTATTAAATGTTTCTGCAAAAGAATCATCCCCTACAAGCCAGTTGGCATATTCTTCGAGCCATACCCTTCTGGTAGGCGCTTCAACCAAATCCCAGTTTGTTGCAAGATCAAGCCCTCGCAGTGATTTGTATTGATCTGATATATTTCCTTTCGCTTCAGCGTAACCAGCACCAATTTCATTTGGAAGTACTGGAGTCGTAGGTAAACTTATCCATCCTTCACCATCTTCCACAGTATCCAAAATACCCGGCGCTCCAACGACGCTTCCTGTATAAGACGTTGTCCGATTTACCAGATCTGTATTGACTAATCTGTTGTCAATTGCGTCTCTCCTAAAGGATGCCCCACTTTGTGCGACCACCCTTACGTAAGCCTGCGCAATAGAATAATCCTGCTCGTACACATTTGCCGGAAAAGGGCTTAATTGCGTTATAAAATCTCTATCTGCCGAGGAGTTATTGAGTAAATTTTTTTGATTTGGGAAGGTATTGACAATCCCGTTGATCTCCATTTCATTACCTTCAAGGTAAATTCTTGGCAAAATCGGCGAACCGGTAGTCTGGCCTAGAAATGCCACACTCTCTAATAATTTTGCGGGGCCGGTAATCCAAAGATTCCTGACCATATTGTAAGTACCTCCTGCTCCTCCATTTCCGAATCTAAATCGACAGTTGTAATGAATGTTGTTTCTGTAATCACACACTCCTCTAAATCTTTCCAAAGCATCTGGATAAGATCCATAGTTATCCGGATGGCTAAACATTGGCATCCGTTGATCGTGATGGATTATTAAGTTGTGATGGAAGGACATATCCCTACCATCAATTACCATCGAGAATCCATGAGGTCCTTTTGAATGGATGGATCCATGAAGTGATTCAGATATAATACAGTCTTGGATAGTCACATTTCTACATCCTGCGGAAATAGTAAAAGCTTCATCAACACTCCATGAGAACGAGCAGTTATGAAAAAGCCAATCAGTACCACGCCTTGCATACAATGGACCTTGTTCTTTGCCGGATTCGGTGCCAAATCTTGATCTTATATAACCTACAATTATATTGTTTCTCTCTGTGCTTCCTTCCTGTATCGAGAGCCTGTTTTTTCTGACTGTAATACCTACCCCGGGAGCGGTTTGCCCAAGAATTCTTTTGTTTGATCGAATTGGAATAGCACTCTCGGCAATAATGTATCCAGCAACGGCAAAAACTACAAAAGTCGGAACTTCGGTATCAAGCGCCCATCTAAGGGAGCCCACTCCTGTATCCTCAAGGTTTGTCACTCTTCTTACTTGCATGTTTGGCAATCTTGCGCCTACCACATGCTTGGCAAAACCATCAGCCTTAGTGAATGGTTTTACGGTGTTGGTTGGATATAGTACACTCATGGGATCACTGAATTGATAATATTTTCAACCTCAGCTGCTGAAAGTGCTTTTCTCCACATTTCAAGATAAAAAAGATCATACTCTCTTTGGGTGCTTGATGTTTCGTTGACCTTCCAAGATGTCAATTGACCATATGTGCCCATTATATCCAAAGTCTGCACACCAAAACTTGCGTCAGAATATATCTCTGTGAAAGGCAATGAAATCTGGGTTGATTTGATGTAAACTTTCAAAGTACCGGTTGAAAGTACAGTGTCATTGTGAAATGTAAATGCAATTTGATACCGTGTGTTATAACTCAGGTCATAACTGAAGGATTTTAAGACAGAGTTAATGTAACATCTGATCCTGTCAGTCCCATCGTTTTCATAATACAGTTTTATCCCGCTAACTGATGTAGCATCTTTGTTTGCAAGAAAAGAGGTGTCAACAGAAACTGCTCCTGGGTCTCTCCATACAAAATCCCAAATAAGTGTAAACCCGGTTCCAGCTTGAAATATTGTTTGCGCGTTTATGCCTCTCTCGACCTTAAAAACTGATCTTAACCCTGCTGTTGTTGGATGCCGTGAAATCCCCAATCCGACATCTCCTCCGCCGTTGTTTATCCAAACAGCATCTCCTGGATTCGATATTTCACCGATAAATTCTTCAGCATAAAGTCCTTCATATGATAAGAAAGGGCTATCTGTCAGCACACTTTCCTCATCAAATCTGAATCTGAATAGCATTTCCGGGTCAAAAATAACAGCACTATTAAACACCCTCACATTCAGTGCTATCAATAGTGGGGTAATGTACACAAACTCACATAGGTTCACCTTGTCGGAAGCCGTTGAAAATGCATCTCCGGAGATATCCAATACCACCGTGTCATCTCCGCTTGCAAACTCAGCAGCCGTGTACCATGATGGTGTACTGCCAGACTGTATCCAGGCAAAGCATTTGTTGTACTTTTGTGCTGTTGCAAGTGAAAATGTTATTGACCCTAAAGACTCATCAAATGAGCCTATTTCTCTGATAGCGCGATCAAATACCACAGCAGAACCATCTGCCGATTGAGTAAGTGTTTTGATATGCGTTACCCCTGAAATAGTTTCAAATTGAGGCGATGGTAATGAGACATTTGATTGTATTTCTGCAAAAACCGCCGTCACAAAGTCTTTTAACACATCCACTGCCAACCGGTCTGCACCTGTCAGGGTATTGATCTTGTCCCGGATTTGGGTAGCTGTGTCAGGACTTCCCTGCTGCCCTGCCACACCGATAGTCCAACCTGCATGTGTGCCTGATCCGCCTACTAGGTCCACAATTAATGTGACGACTGTAGAGCTTACAGAGTCCACAATACCTTCCATAAAGTTACCAAGATAACTAGCCCTTAATCTCATGCCGTACACCCATCCAAGGTTGGGTGCGGAAGTATAGGTGAATGTCTTGGATCCTGTACCCACAGCCAATGATGTGTTGCTTGTTCTGGTCATGACTGCAGGTGCACCAGCAGCTCCTACCAGCGAAGCCAACCAAGCGGACTGGTCACCGACAAAGCCATTGGCCACAGCCAATTGGTAAGCATTTTGGCCAGCGGATCCGACCAGGGAAGTTAGCCATGCTTCTTGAGTTCCTACGAAGCCATTGGCCACCGCAATTTGATATGCATTTGATCCCGGAGGTCCCGGAGTAAGTGAAATTGTGGCAATTGCCTCCAGCAAAGCTGTAAAGTTCAGATCTGCTTTTTCGAATGCCTGGACAATTTTGTTGGCTTCTGTGGCCCGGAATTTTCTCTGGGAAGCAAGGTTACTGGCCTTGTTCTTAACAGGAATATCGGGCTTGGTGATCTGTAGTTCGGTGGGCATGTCTAATCCAGGTCAAAGTCAAAATCATAGTCAAATCCATCATTGACAGTGCTGAATACATCCGGTTTGTTGGCTGGCCGTGTAAGGCTGATCTTCCACATCTTGACCTTAGCCAGTGCATAATCACGCTCGGAGTGTGTGATTTCCATCTTGTCAATGAGGTAGTCAATATTAACTATGCGAATCCTCCTTGTCTTGGACAGGTTCACGATATCGGAGTCATTTAGGATCAGGTTGGTTTCATACTCCTTGCCTCGGTCAATGATCGCCTCCAGGTCTTTGAAAAAAGGATAGGAATCCTCAGATCTGATGTCCAGGTCAAACTGATTGCTACTTGCCAGTTCCTTGGCATTGTATCGGGTGCAGCTCGCAAAACTATAAGGCTGATTTGAAGCATCCAGTTGCTTGCCATAAAAGGCAAAGATCCGGATTCCGGTATCTTCATTGTTCAGATTGACTTCGGGATTATTGGCGGTCATCTCGATGGCCGGCATCTTGCGGCCGTCAAAGAGTCCGTCGACGAGGGGAACCATTCCGATTGTCCACGACCTCCTACCCCCCTGCCCCCCTTGAGGGGGGTTGCCCGCGCTGTCGTCCCTCTGCATGAATGCAGTAAGCTTCCAGAATGGGGGATTGTCTTGATCAGTGGTGAGGGTGAAAAAGGCTCTCAAGCTACGGACAAAAGCAGTTTCTCCGATCTCAGCGTCAAGCGTATCCAGCGCCAGGAAATTGGTCACATTGTAATCAGGATCCGGTTCGGATTTTGGCTGGCCATCTGCCAGCAGCGGGTCTTTTGGCTCATAAACAAAATTAAATCCTTCCTCTTTGCCGTGACTAAGTTTGAATACCCGGCTTGACTTTCTGGTCATATCTAGGGTCTCCATGGAGCGGATCACGTCACGGATGAAGCGGATTTCAACCCTGTTTTGCAGGATATTGAAATCATACTTCAGTCCGAAGTAATTTTTCAGGGCCTTCAGGAAAGTGATGATCGGATAATCCGGAACATGGTTTTTCAATTTGATATTGAAATCATGAACGTTTTGGTAGCGGTAGGTTTCTTGGTCTGGGTTGCCGTCTCCCCAATGAATGGCCACAGCTGTCCTTCGTGATGGTGTACCGTTGACGCTGATCTGCACAAAGTCTAGGGTGCGGTTATTGTAAAGCAGCATTCGCTTAACCCTATCATCATCGAAGAAGCTTCCGGAGACCTGGATATTTAGCTTCGCAAAAACTGTCTTGACAACATCTGTGAGATAGAGGAAAGGAATGATGACATTTTCCCATCTGAAAGATTCAGAATAAGTCAGGTAGGAAATATTTCCAAAATACAATCTTCCTTCCGAGTCGTAACGGTTGACAATCCCATCATGGAGTTGGTTGTTTCCCTCGTAGAGCTCGCGGTTGTATATCGTCGGGAAGGCAATTCGTTTGCTTTCATCCACGGAATCCCAGGCGTTCATGATGTACCGCTCGTTTGTCAGCCTTCGGGCTCTCGAGTACCTACTTGTCCCGGTCACAGGGGCTAGGGTGATGGTGCTTACTATGTTGGTGTCCCATACAATGATCCGGGATGATTCGTCGGTCAGGTCTTCGCTGTATTGGACTGTCACTTTAAGGTTGATCGGCAATCCCTCCAAGTAATCTGCCATGTCGTCCAACATGGTAAGGTGGTCTGGGTAACTTGCCTTCAGGAAGAGTTTGGCGGTACCGTTTACCGTCAATCTCATATCACGGAAATTAAAGCGCAGCTCATATCCTCCGACAGCATATTTTGGTTCGTCTAGGGTGATGGTGTCTGCATCCCCATAGCAATCCCGGATTGATCTTGACTTGTTTTGGTCAATGAAAAATCCGGAATCAAAGACAAAGGTGGCTTTGATAGATTTCTCATCTGCATCCATGATATTGAGGTGGCCACGGTAGCTGCGGTTGCCATGTGACCAAAGTTCTGCAGGGATAGCCTTGGAAAATTCCCAGATCGATTGGGGATCATTAGGCAGGTTCAGCGCTACCGATATCGCCTCTGTGACCGGAATATTGAGAGGAAAACTGTAATCGCCTTCCATCTCATCGGTGAAAATACCGGTGTTGATATTATTAGTGATGCCCGATATCGGAATCTGGGTTCGGTTGACCCGGATCTCGAGTGGGTAGAAGCTTGAAGGAACAAAGGAAGTAACAGGAACTGTACTTGGTTCACCTGGATAAACAGGATCCTCGATAGGCTGGAAATTGGCCACCAAAATAGTATCCGCTCCAGGCATCGTAAATGTGAAGTCGTGAATGGCGCTTTCTTCCTCCCCATCCAGTGTCCAATTAAGAAATTCCCATCCTCCCCCGGCCACCAAAATGGATATGTCCACCTCAGCACCTTCCACATAAGGACCTGCAGGGCTGAGGTCGAGGATAGGGAGTGTGGATCCGCGTGGATTGGTCTTCAGGATCAGGGTGAAAGTCTTGGCCGGTTCGGGGCCTAATCCTGCAGTCAGGTCTACGCCTTCCATGCCGTCGTAGGTGTAAACGTCACCGTTGGATGGATCTGTCCAAACCAATTGCCCGGTGGCCATTTCAAAACTTCCTCCTCCTACGGTGCCGGATGTGTAGATGGTCTTGGTGACGGTATCGAAATAGACAGCTGTGCAAACCTCGTTTTCGGGGATATCGGGTGGATAGGCATAGATACCGGTTGGGGTTTGCTTTAGAAGGATTAGCATGGGTTAGAGGGCGGTTAAGGCGGTGTTTTCGTAGGCTAATCGTGCTTGGATTTCGATGGCATAGAGATATTCTCCATCTTTTTCGATTTGCTGTGTGGCGTTGGTGATGATGAGCTTTCGCAGCTCCGAACCTACCACCAGGTAGGCTTGGTTATGTAGGAGCATATCCATTAAAGCGAGTCTCTCAAGCCTCGTAATCCAACCGCTTCTAAGGACGTAGCTGTCCTGAGTCCTTTGATTGAAAACCAAAGAATGTCCTTTGGTACCATCCTCCGGAGGATAGGAAACGGGGTCTAGGATATCGCCGGATTCGCTCTGGAATTTTTCTGTTTTTCCTCCAAAAATGAAGTTTTGGAAGCCGCCCATGGAGTTGCGGTAAAAGACTTCTTTTTTGTAAGGGCTGGCTTTTTTGTATCTGCAGGTGATTACTTCCGAGGCTGCGCCAAAGAATCCTCCTAAGCCAATGGTGAAATGGGAAAGTTCTTTGGTCCATGCCGGGGTCGGCGCATTGATATAGTATCCTTTTCCTTCCTCAAGGTTTCCGAGGCTTGTTTCAAAGAGTTCGGTTGTGGCATCTGTATAATTGGCGTTGATCCGGAGCTTGATGTCTGTACCGGCCTGGAAACACAGAAACTCCACATGGATCCTCTGTCCGATCTGGATATACCTTGGATCATCGTCTGTGAGGAGAAATTTGAATGCCCGCTGTCCAAATGAATATTCCGCTCCTTTCGAATAGCTTTTGTTTTGATCAGTATAGCTGCGGCCTGCGAGCCAAGCCCAAGCCGGATCAGTGACAGCAAATCCACCTGTGGCCACGCCTCCGATAATGTCCCTTGCCCGGAGCCTGTATCGGGCAGTCAGACCGGGGAGCGGCTGCAATCCTACTGCTGTCAAGGATGGGGGAGCTGTATCCAATACCCCATGAAGGGCACGGTGAAGCAATACTGAAGCAGTGTAATCGGGGCTGTAGGGATTTAGAAATTCGCCGATACGCCGCCATTCATCCGAAAAAGGTTCATCCTCAATCTCCAGCTGAATTTCAATTTCGGTAGGTTCCTCGTTGTCAGCGGCGAGGTTGTCAGGATCCTGAAGCTTGACAAGGAGAGGATTTAGGATTGGGTGAAAGTGAGGGAGGGGGGAGATGAGGGAAGTAGACATATCTTTGTGAATAATGACAAAAGATATGTGTTGAGAATGGTGGTGAATTGGACAAAAAAAGGGGTTTTATGAATCCCAATTAATACAAATACATAACAATCAAAAAATTAGATTCTATTTAATTTTCTTCTTTTTACTAGCAGAATTGGGCTTTGATAGATTAAAAATTAGAATCCTTATCTTTTTAAGCAAGGGGTTCTTTGCTTTCCTCTGAACATCATAAAGAAAGCTGAGAATGTCTTTTTCAATGAACTTTTCTTGCAATGGAAACCACTCTCCAAAATAATTTAAAACACAATAAGCACCAAAAATTGTCTTTCTATTTTCTAAATAAGTTGGTAATTGAACTGCAAGGCCTTTTTCTAGATCAGCCGAATGGGCATTTTTAAATTCAGCACAAAAATATCCATTAGGCCGGTCTTTGATTCTCCCAATAAACAGAAAATCTAAATCCCCGGCTCCACTTTTGTATTCTGGAATTATCTCGATTGATGCCATTAGACATTGATCTGATAATAGGCTTTGTATTATTGGTTGAATTTCAATTTCTTTTTTAGGTTTTCTCTCAGATATTTGACTTCCTTCATATAGAACATTCCAAAATGAGTAGTAGGCTCCGGATTCCTCAATTTTCTGTTGAACTGAGACTAAACAAGAAAGCACCTTATTAACAAAATCCTGTATAGAATCGTATTCTATAATTGGCAATAGGTTTAATTTTCGCGCTTCTGAAATCAATGAAAATGAAGGGATGACAAGGTCGGTTTCTGTTTCCTCATGAATAAAAATAGGTTCACCCTCTGGATTAATTATTTTTAGACTTAAACTTAATGTTGAATTGGACCAAGATACTCCAATCCAATATTGATTGTTTAAACTAGGATATAATTTAAGATCAATTTTTAGCGTAATATTATTTCTAATTACAATTAATACGTTTTTCTGAATCCCAAACTCAAAATTGAATTCTTCATTTTGAACTTTAAAAATCATTTCATAAAAAGCATTAAAATCAATATCCAGAACTTTTGTTATAAGTGTACCAGAACTTTCCAGAATATCTTGAAATGTTAAAATACTCTTATAAGACGATGAAATTTGAAGTTTATGTTCCATATTTTAAAGAAAAATATAAAAATATTATGAAAGCAAGAAACTATACTTTCAATTAAATTTATAATTGAGACCAACAAAAACAAAATTTATAATATTGATAATTTAAGCAAATCTAAAGAGCATTAATCCTATGAAAAATTTACCCTTAATAAAAGGAAGCTATTATTTTCATGGATTATTTTACTCTATTCTTTTATAATCCGGAATTTAGGTAAATAAAGGGTAAGGAATTCGCCTCTTTCTTTTTTATCAAGATCAATTGCATAGACATGGATCGGGAGGTTGGTTTTTTGCTCCAGGTGACGCTCCATCAGGAAATGGCAGTTTTTGAGGAAGTTTTTTCTCCATTTTTCATCCTTTCCATCCCAGAAGATCTCACGGACTAGATGGATTTCACGGGTTTCTTTATTGATGTGCAGCGCACCTTTTTCCTCCAGTTCTTTGAGGCTTTGGATGAGCTTCAGGGTATTGGTGACAATCTTCTGGGATTTTGGAGTTTTTTTTGGTTTGAGGGAGAGGCGGGGGAATTTCATGTTTGAAGGGGTTAATTGGTTAAAGCCATTCATCGGGATTGATGAGAAGGTGCTCGGAGGTGGTGTATTGGAACTCGAGACGGTACCCAAAGCAGTGATCGAAGATGTTCTGGGCTTTTTCGTAGTAAAACCCGGAGACATTGAGTCCTCGGAGGAAAGCCGGTAGGCTGCCCTGGATGGCCAGTCTTTTGTCGGCAATCATCCGTGCGGCCACTTGCTTGGCCAATACCAAGGACCGGTCCAAGACCTGCCTTTCGGTGGCAAAGTCATCGTGCGGCACATGCTTGACAATCATAATGGCGCCTGTCTGCATGTCGTTGACAGCTTCATCGGCTTTGGACTGGATCTGTCCTGAGATATCTTCCTGAAGGAGACAATAATCGGAGAGATCAAGACTGGATCTGAGTCCGACTATCACTTCCTCGATGTGGTAGTGGGCATACCTGGGCTTGCTGGGAGTGTGGCCAATGGCTGCGAGCTGTCCGGCAATGGTCTCAAAGTAGCTGTCGTATTGGGCGATGGTCATTTTTTCTTTTGGTTTTGCTTATACTCCAGTTTCATTTTTTCAGCATCAATCCGGGCTTCATTCAGCTCAAAAAAGACAGGTACCACAGGGCGGCTGAGGACTTTTTCCAGTTCGATGCCTTTGGCCAGTTCGCGGGCGATGTGGTAGAGTGTTTTGGGACTGTCATTCCTGAGCTTCGGCCCGATGGTCTCTCCGGGAGTGAATGCCCAGGGAAATGTCTTGACCAGCAGCTGAAGGCAGGAATCAAACCAATAGAACAGTGAAAGCTTCATTTCAGCAGGCCATTCTTTGACTTTGGCGGCCATGGTTTCCTGAAGCTTGCCTGAATACAATACCCTGCAATCTTCGGGATTAAGGGGATTTGATTTGTCAAACTTCCACCTCTTAGGCCGATAGAGGCAGCTGATCAGGCCGTCCAAGGCGGATGGATCCTGTTCTTTGGCGTAGGTGTTGTAATACTTTTCAGCCTTGATGAATTCCTCGAAATACATGTATCTGAAATCCTTACCCGGGCCATAGTAGCCTTTGAATTTTTGGAAGGGATTATGGGTGAAATAAATGGGCTTATCATACAGCCAATAGGTCATGAACTTGGCAACATCATAGCGGTTTTCCTCAGAAAGACCGGCAATGATGCCCTGGTGCTGAATATGGTTTTTGGTAGCTGCAAGGATCAGGAGGGAGGAGATCCGGTGCAGGTGGATGTCTGCGGGTTGGTGTAAGTGTGTAATGAGAGCGGCGATCTGCCAGCGCTCCAGCTCTTCCCATTTGCCCGGGATTTCGATGTAATTGGCTCCGTTGTAAAATAGCTTATTCAAAGGAATGGTGGTTTGATGGCTTTTTTGATCCTAGGATAAAAAAACCAAATCGCACCGATAGCCAATAGGACAAAAACAAATATCCACCTCAGGAATGACTTTTTGGGGACTTCGATTTTGGTTTTGCTCTTATCTATTCCGGATTGGGATTTGTCCTTGCTTTTATCCTTAAATTTATCTTTGACGGAATTTCCGGAGTTGATGTTGACTTTAGTTTTTGATTTGTCTTTGACTTTGTTTGTGGTTCCGGTTGATTGCTGTTCCGTGGTTTTTTCGGGTGAGGTTACAGCTGCTTTGTTTCCTTCCAGTTTGGTCAATGTGACACCTCCAAGGTCAATGGACTGGCCAAGGGAAAGAAAATCGAACTCGGGAGCTTCAATGATATCAAAATCAAATCTCTCGCGGATCTGCGTGTCGGTCTTGACAGTCTTACACGCCAAAACAAGGGCTAAAAGCAGGTAGAGGTAATTTTTCATGGCGTTTTGTTTTCGATGGTTAGACTCATCTGGGTAGCGCCTTTCAGGTGATCCATGAGTTTATTGAACGCCTTGGTAGAACCACCTACACTGTCCAATCCATGGGTCAATCCTGGCAGGACACAACCAAGGGTGTCTTTCGGAAAATTACCGATGTGAAAGAGAATCCATTCTCTTCCCGGAACATCCCTGACATGGAGGTGTAGGTATTTGTATTTGGACCCGGGATCATTTCTGAATACAATAGGATACCTACCGGCAGGGATGCAGGACCGCTTTGGTGCATTGCCTCGCCACGCAAGCTCCAAGGTGAAGCAGACAAAAACATTGTCCACGAAAAGCATTCCTATGGTGCTATTTTCGGTAGTCTTGAACCTTTCAATTCTCAGTTGTTTTTTCATGGTCTTTTGCTTGGAGGTCTTCGGTTTTGCCTGTTTCATTAAAGGTTTTGAGCCGTTGGAGAAGCCAGTTGGGTACATATTTAGGATTGATGAGAATTTGCTTTTCGAGGATACTGATTGCTTCCCGGGTCACTATGTAAGTGTGGATGATCATCGTGAAGTAGGAAAGCACAGTGATGGGCTCGTTGTCCGACCTGATATGAAGGAGTATATGGCCAAGAATCAGGAGCGTGGCATATTGAGCAAGTTTTTCTCCGGACTTTTCGAAGCCTCGCAGGGATATATTCCTTTTTTTCCATGCCACTCTCAGGGCCCAGATAAGATCCAATACAATGAGGATGATGACCCATCGCAGGAATTCCCAATCCCTGAAGATGTATTTCTCAATCATGAACATGACCGGTGAAGTGGCCAAGGCTAATTTGAATGCCAGAATTGATTTGGCACTAAGTAATCTCTCTATTATCCCCATGTGTGAAAGAATCCGCTGTCTTCTCTGTTGATACCTACAATACCGTCCTCACCCTCAACAGGCGGCGTGATGATGGCTTCTATTGTTTCTTTGTACTGGCGTGCAAGCTGATTGAGCATGTTGATTTTTTCGGCAATGGCAGGCTGTGCAACCGGTAGTTTGCCATAGTCTTTGTTTTCGATAAAAATCTGATACACGCCTTTTTCACTCATCCCGACATCTTTCATCCTGAGGCCATCGGCCATGGCACGGAGGGTGACGAAGGCACGGGAATTTTGCTGAAGGGCAAAATTGGGATCGGTTCCCGGAAGTGGATCCAAAATGGAATCATAGCGCGCCTGACCGATCAGCGGCAGCAGCTCCAGGTCTTCGACGTGTCTGATCACCGGGCGCAGCTGGGCATATACCAAAAATGAGGCTCCTATATCGACGGATTCCTGGAATACCTCGGCATTGTATACCAATAGTTTTTTGGTCCCGGAGCCTGCAAAAGCAGCTGCAAACCATGAGAACAAAGCCGCTTCCTTTTGAAGGTATTTCAACATGCGGTCAAGGTTTTCCAGACCGGCTTCAGCAAAGGATTTTTCGAGTCGGATGATCTGACGGGCATCGGCTTTTTCCCTATCAGCTGTCTTGATCGACACGATTCCTCCGGAAGTGACTGTCACCTCCAGGTGGGGAATGCTGTAGTAATAGCCTAGGTTGGCAAGGGCATCATAGAACAGGGAAAAAACCTTTTCCTTTTTCTTCCTTTCGGCCTGAAGCTCGGAAGTGGATCCATCCGCCAGTGGAGTTTCCAACTCAGTGCCCAAAGCTTCATAATTATCCTCCGGAAAGAACTTTTCTATCTGGTTGCGATAGGCGCGGTTGATATGCGCCATGTGCAGCTGCGGATTGAAGGTAGTGGTGGAGCTGATCCGCTCCTTGATCATGTCAGTCTTGAATTGGATCATTGGTAGCCTCTCTTTCTGCTGGTGTGACTTGATTCAGGGTTTGTTGGTAGGCTTTGACAGAGCCCCAGACCAACATGGCAAAAGGGTATTTTCCTTTCAGCTGCTTCATTGCGAGGGCATCCCAATTATTGAACTCAGTCACATAATCGAAAATCTGACAGATCAGCTCTTCGAATGCGTAAATGGAAGTGTATAATTCATTGCCGGCTTCGCGTTTGTCTGATCCGTTGCGGTTGGCACCAGACTTGCCTGGAGTAAATCCGCCAATGGCAGGATCTACGCCGTTTGCGCTGTAAATTTTGGTGGTGGCTTCCTGGGCATCCTCGATGTACTTGCCGTCCTTGATCTTGTCATCAATCGGGACTATCCTCCATCCGGGCCATTCCTTACCGGTGGCAGGGTCAGTTTTGAAAATGGAGGTTATGGATTTTCCTGCTTTTTCCACTCCGACAAGGAAGTCATCAAATTTTTTGACTTCAGCATCGGTAAGCTTTTTCCTTTCGTCCTGGGTGAGGGATTCAAACTTTGGAAACTTCCATTTCATCCAATAGTCAGGCATCTGGATGTGGTACTTAATGGCAATCTGATTATTCATCAGTGCCAGCTTGAACTTGGGGATGGAATTGGCCAGTTCGAGCCACTTGCTGATGATGATTGCCGTCCAAGTGGCGAGTTGGTAGTACTTTTTGCCTGTCGGAAAAGAGATAGGAATGATGTAATTCAGTCCATCGGAACGTTCCCGGAGGAGCTCGGGCGGAAAATAAATGGGGTTGGCGACCGGAATTGTGACGGTTTTATCGTCTTTAACAGTTGCTCCAAATGCCCAATTGGGTGATAGGTAGACGTTTTTGGAATAGCCGAGGATCTTATCCATGATAGAGAAGCGGCATTCCTTGGTTTCCTTGCAGCTGACATACAAAATCTGAGAGCGATCCAAGGAAAGGACAATCTCCGGGAAGATGTTGTAGTATTTGACCATGTCCACGCATGCCTTCAGGTAAAAAGTGCGGTTGCGCTTGAGCCACTTTTCAATCTCCGGAATAACCAGATCGATGTACTTGACATTTCCTTCCTCATCCTGGACCATGGCCTTGTAAGTGACTCCGTAGGAGTAGAGCTTCAGGGCTTTGTACTGCAGCACGTTTGCAAGGTCCGGGTTGGACTCTATATGCTTCTCAATCTGCTGGGGAAAGTCGTTTTTTGTTCCCCAAAGAGCGACATCATCGGCGGTGATGGACTCCAAATCATCAGGCTGCACCGTTGAGGGCTTGCCTTTGGTGTTGGAAGTGTAAGCGGATTTTGTGGCTGAGGAATAGGAAATGAAAACATCCGGGTTTTCCTCGAGCTCTAAGGTTTCTATTGCCATGTTACCAGCAGATTTCTTGTCCATTGAATAGCCACATCAGCCGGATATGGACGGTATAGTAGCGGTCGGTCTCGAGGTCAAAGATCCTCTTGACCGAGTTGGCTTTTCGGAAGGGCTTTTTTTCGGCCAGAGTTTCCTGGACTTTGTCAGCCTGGGGAGCTGTTTTGAGGAGCTTTCCGAGTACCGCTTTTTTGATAGAGATGATTTCGCCACCGGTGTTTTTGCCCTCATCAGCTGTGGCAAAAGAGAGCGAAAAAGGCACGGGAATGCCTTTGTGGTCACGGGTGTTCATCCTGTCAAGTGCCTGTGAGAGTAGGATCATGACTTAAATATCCGGGGATGAAAAGGAGGGGAATAGGACAAAAAAAAATCCCTGCAAAACAGGGATCTTTCCAACAACGAAAAACACAAACCACATTTACTCATATTCATACAAAGCCGTCTCTACATTGCGGATGAATGAGGAGACTTTTTTGAATTCCTGGATATTGTCTTCATAGAGATAGATGACCATGAGGGATTCCACCATGTCAAAATTGCGGCAGGCGGTACCGTTTTGCTTCATAAACTGTAAAAATTCAAGTATCGGCTTGATGTTCACGCTAAATCCCTCCCTTTTGTCAGTCAATAACATGCCTCTTTCAGGTTCTTTTTGGCAGTCAGTGAAGCATTCGTGAAGCTTCTTAAGGACTTTGATGGATTCCGAGAAGTCATTTTCATAAGAATTTGGCATGTTTCTCCGGGCGTAGCCCTGTCCTTTGGTCAGGTATTCGATGCAGTCCATTACTTTTTGGGGCAGTTCAGCTGGCTTGGCCACATAAAAAACTTCCAACAGCCTGATAATCTCTGTAGCATTTTCTAATTTTGTCATAATCGTTTGGCGATTAAAGGTTGAAACTTTGTTTTGATCTTGGCCCCGGTAGCTGAGAACTACCGGGGTTTTTTTTGGTTATAATCGGTTCAATATCCACACTTCCGCTACTATTTTAGATTGTAAAAAGTGACTTTGGAGCAAACCGAAGTGGGGAATCCCCACCTCGGTTTGCTTTATTTGCTGTTTTTTGTTTTTAGTTTAATATAAGGTTCAGTCCCAATTGGTTCGGGTCTTTGGAAATAAATTCTTTAATAGAATCCTTTAGTTCTTTTTCCTGCGTTGAATACTCCCTGGCTTCTTTTTGCCGTTCGTTTTTCAATTCATTCTTTTTGAAGTAGTCCACTACCATTTTTTTCAATTGGGTAAAGTCCGCTTCAACGATTTTAAGCCTGGTGACTTCGTCTAGGGAAATTTTGAGCATCATGAGTATGTGAAGGACTAATCCTTTCTTGTATTCTTCCCAAAGAGGGATATTTAAATTTTCAGATTTGGAATTTAGATTCCATAACCATTCTTGAAAAGCGGCAGGAGGCAAACAAACCATATCGTACTTTTTGCCATCCTTACCCAAGGCCTTTACCGATGCACACAACTGGTCTATTTTTTCATTTCTCTTAATTGCCTGAAGTTGTCCAGACCAGTTTAAACCAAGGTTTTCTACACATGGGCGTAAAGCAATCATTTCACCCGTGTGCATCATACAGGCCATAACAGGAGTTTTAGCAAATTCGAAATCTTTGAGAATTTCCAGTTGTGTGTGTCTTTTATTTTGATTTTCCATACTTAATAATTTTTGGTTTCTAATGGTTGTTGATGGAAACAAATGTAAACCGTTTATTTTAATTTCCAAATACTTCTATTGATTATTTTTAATTTCTATATTTGACTCATGAAAAAATTAACAGTAGAAATCACCGATAAGGCTCATGATGAATTATTGAAAATTCAGCTTGAGAAAAAATTGAATAAAGAATCTCGGTCAACAGTCAAGGATATTGCCGGGGATTACCTTAGTCAATGTCTTGAAAAAAGATCATCGAAAACCCAGTCTGAATAAGCTGGGTTTTCTCTTTTTACTGATTCATTTGCAATCGAAAGCCATTCATTTTATATCGAAAAAGAAAACCCGACTTAGCAAGCCGGGTTTTTTTTATGCCTTATTGGGAAAAGCGCACAAGCTTTTCTCATTTTCATTTTTATAACTCTTTCTTAATGAGGTAGTTGAATGATTTTTATTGAAAAATCATTCAAACTAACGCATTAAGGGGCAACGACACACGGGAAGCGCACTGGGCAACTGCCCAAGGGGCGTTTGAGCGGTATGTGATCTGGGGGGACAAAAAAAAGCTGACCTTTCAGCCAGCTAACACCTAGTCTATTGGTTTGAAACGCCCCCCTACTTAGAATGTCTCCACAAATGTGGAATCATTGCCAAGCTTCCTAAAGTGCTTCCCATACAGCATTTGATCCAATGCCTCCGTGGGGTGTGTGGCATCTATTGGTTTGACGTTGGGATCATCTTCTGAACGCTTGTCCTTTTGAATCCCGTCCTGCCCCCTGCGTGTTCCGGCATTGTTCATAGACCTTACCAAGTCCTCAGTATTGCCACGGTTAAACAATAGCTTGGGCAGTCTAGCATCATCCCCCCTCAGCAGCTTGTTGATCAGGTAGTATCTACTGCGGTGGCTAGGTGCCTGCCCTATGTAGCAATCAATCACCTCCCATCCATTCTCTGCAAGGATATACTTCACCTCATCGGCATGCCTGATATCAGAACTTGCATTCTTACCAAGTAGTGCTGTATGGTCATAGTAGTAATTCACTACTTTGGTTGGGAATCCTTGGTAGTAAGAACAGAATTCAAGGATTAGATCCTTCAGCATCTTGGGTGCTTCCACATACATAAAGTTCCTTACATAGTCATTGGATACGGTTTCCTGCCCTATCGCCATACAGGAGATAGCTCTATTGTAATCAAGAGAAATATCCAATGGCTGTCCTGTGGCCAAGTCCCCATCCCATCGCCAATCCTTTTTAGGCCGGTCTTTGGTGTAGTCTATCTCTAGCCCATCCACATAATCCCATGCACCCTTTTCCTCATCCGGGTAATAGGTATTACGCTCATCACTGAAGTTAACATAGAAGCCATTCTCTACCTGCTCCAGACGCTTGGAAAGAACTGATACCTGAAAGTCCAATTCAGACAACATCCTTCTGAACCTCTTGATCGGATCAATACCCAATGCATGGATATTGTCAAGAGTTGAAGCAAAGCTTACATGCACCAATTCCTTTCTGAGATCATTACAGTAATTGTTGATCTTCTCAATTTCCTTATTAGCAGCTGCCTGTTTTTTCTTGGGCAACTGCTCATAATCCCTTGAAAGGACAGCAACTTTTTGTTGCAGTCCCATAATCAGGGTGATGGTTTCCTGATCCATTTCATCCAGGTACCGGTAGAGCCATTGGCCACGGGAATCCTTTGGGAGATCCGTGGTGATCAGGATGGATCCATGGTTGCTCAGGTTTCCAAAATGTTCTGCATTGCCCCGGACAGTAAGAAATGCATCATTGAAAGCACTCTCTTTGAATAACCGGGCTTCATCAGCATACATCCAGTCAAGGTTGATCCCCACTGATGTACTCGGCCGATCAAGAGACATGATAATCGCTCCGGATCCATTCCACCAAGGAATATAATGCTCAGATTTTTTTGGTTCTCTAAAAGGCTTATTGAGAAAAAACTTTGATGGCGGAAATTTTCGCATCAAAAAATGAAGGTTCTCCATATACCCGAATTGCTCCCATCCCTGCACGAGTCCAGGAATGATCATCGTCAGCAGCTTATCGTAAGAGCTCGAAAGGATTCCACCCAATGACCTTGGCATTGTATGGAAATTGTTCATGGTGAACATCGCTCCGGGGCCTTGGGTTTTGCCGGTCGCACGTCCCCACAAGCAAACCGATATCCTAGCCTGAACAAGCCAATAAATCAACTGAGGAACATTCAAATGGACTTTTTTGGGCTCAATCTTCTCCATTTTCCAATATTTCAGCTTCGTGGATCTGTCTGTCTATTTTCCGCTTGGGTTGTATGATTTTTTTGACCTGTTCTTCCCAATCATCAGGCAATTCAACTTTAAGCGTCTCCGGAAAGAACCCAATCATAATCGGCGGCGGCTGCACCTTTTCAAATGGAATGCTATCTTTATCACCTGCCAGTTTTTCCACAGCGGCAATCATATTTTTTTGCATGACTCCGACTGATCGCCAGTCACCTTTTAGTGATGCTTTTTGCATGTCTTGCATGATATAACCTAAAATTATGTCCAGCCAAAATTCTCTCGAGGTTTTTTGGGTAGTTCCAAAAACGTCCTGAGTACTTTCAAAAATCCGATAGGCCTGAGCTTTGGATACACCATACATTTTCATGATCTGAGGTGCTACCCTTGTCCGGCTCCCATATTTCTTAATGAGATCCCGACAAAAATCCATCCTTTCAAACTTCTCCTGAAGGGATTTCGACAAAGGTATTTCGCCCCCGCTAATGAGGTGTTGTTTAATAATGTCTTCGTCAGTCTTAGTCGTCAGTTTCTTCATCTTCCTCCATTTGCTGTTTGAGTATATAATCCTTTGCCATGGCCTGAGCCGGACCGGATCCGCTCTTTGCGAGCTGAAAAACTGATTCCCTAAGTTCTGCCTCACTGATCAGGCGGCCTTTGACGATTGGATCATCATGGCCATCCACAATGATTTTGATCTGCTTCCGGGTGAAGAAAAGACCGGCAAATTTTTCCATCTCCTCTTCCTTGGTCAGAGGCTTATTTTCCTTTGGAGTTTCCATTGTTTTCGATTTCTTTCATGATCCATTCTGCATGGAATTCTGCAACACCCCTATTGGTGGAGATCATTCCGGCTTCTATTCTTGGGTTCTTGGTAAGGTTCGCAGAACCTACAATACTGACAGCCCATTCCTCATTGATGAGGACAGCTGCTTTGGCATGGATTTTTGTCAGTTTGATTTTGGAGGAAGTGACTTTTGCCAATTGGAAAGCTTCAGCTTTCCGCTTTTCTATGCGGTAATCAAAAAGGCAGTTTAATTCGCTTATATAGCCATCATTGATCAACTTGAACAAAACCCTCATTGGCTCCTCCGTTATCGTCCAAGTGGTAAGATATAGGCGTGAGCTGCCAATTTTCTCGCATACCAATGCAATCATATCATGAAGGCTCCAGCTGCCTGCAGTGCAAAAATGGTAGTGGGTATCCTGCTCCAGATTATGGATCGCATTGATTAATTCTGAGGCTTCCTTGGCGGTGGTATGCTTATTTTTCGATCCATCTGTTTTCATCAGCTTCCCTTTGGGACCTGTGATAGGCTTATTGATATCTGAATAGCTAAACAATCCCATTCATCCTCCTTTCCAGGTCATTGAGTTCGGATTGCATCTGCTCGATGGTCATTTTGTATTTTTTCTTACCTGATCGGATTTTGGATATGTATGTCCTGAGGTTTTTGATTCTTGCTGCCATTTCCTTAACTGTCATTTCTCCGGTCTCGACACTGATGATGTCAGGGCTGATTACCCGGTGTTCTTTCCAAAAATTCAGGATACCCCAGATTCTTTCTATTTCCCTCCAGTCTGATTTGATTTTGAAAGCGAGTGCTTTCCTTTCTTCATCAGATTTGGCTGTGGTAAAAAGCATGTAGCGGCTGTGGTTTGCCGATGCAAAAAGTCCTTTCCGTTTCAAAACGAGTTTTTGAAGTTCTTCAGGGTAATTGAGTTCATCCTCCGGATAGGTGATCCGCTCCGGAAGTGTATTGACTTTTGGGCCTTCCTCTTTTCTGGCTTCTAGGATCTCATGCTCGACGATGGGATGATCCGCTTTCAGCTCCCTGATCGCCTCCCTGAGCTGCTTATCTATAAAGGATGACCATGGTTGCGAAAAAAGAAATTTCATCGTCTCGCTGTCCCCATATTCATCATAGATAGACCAGGCTTCATCAAAATCCCACTTTTTGTGCAGTAGGTTATATATTTTTTCGGCAAGGGTCATAAACGAAATTAGGTCTGATTCTGGAATAGGCCTTGGACGGTGCCGGCTTATGGGATAGTAGCGGAAAGCCCGGAATGAAACGAAATGGAGATGATGAGACCGGTCATGGTGTCAGTGGGAAGGCTGAGAGTGTAGGCTGTTTCAGCAGTAGCCTGCGGAAGCTGATAACGGGCTACTTTCTCAGCCTGTAGCCTTTTTTGGGGAGGAAAAAGACACTGTGAACGGACGAAGAATCGTAATGAAGTGAAAAGAGGACTTGAAGCGGATAGCCCGACCGAGGTCGTGGATTTCAGTCCATCGAGGAACGAAGATGGACGGCAGACACGGGCGAAGGGAAGCCCCTAATTAGATTTGAGACATGAGATTTTAGACAAAAAAAATACCCACCATACGGCAGGTACTTTATCCATTAACCATTTAACCTATTGTATTATCTTTTCTCAGCCGCAACCGGCTTATTTTCAATTTTTTCGAGGTACTTAAATCCCGCTTTGACCAGTGTTTCCGCTTGGTCAAGGCTTACAGTCCTCAGATCCACATTTCCAAACTTTTTGGAGTAAATCACTCCCGGTACCACTCCCACAACTTTGAATTTTCCTTCAATCGCCGGGCTTGGCTTGGCTGGTGCTTTTTTATTTTCTTGGCTCATAACTGTATCAGATTAAGGTGTAACTGCCTCTGTCAATGGAATGTCTCCTTCATAGAACTTCGCTATTCTGGCTACAGAACGGAAATTGATTTGGATAAACTTCTCATCTGCCACATTAGCCCCTCCCTGCTCCTGCCAGTCGGGCATGATCTGGCATGGGATTCCCGGCGCTCCGTACACTCTCAGATTTCCCTGAAGATCTTCCGGTATTATTACCAGATCATCATTCTTGTAGGTTTCGATCCATCCAAGAATATCTTGGTCCGTGCCATAGGCATAGAATGTCACCATGTTGGCAGCTGAAGAGTTTCCTACCTGTCCGGCTCCGGTATTGGAAAGTGCATTTTTCTCCAAAGAACCCTCAATAAACCCAAAGCGTTTACCTGGCTTCATCACAAAATCACCTATAAGCTTTACTTTATCGGCAAGTGTGGTAATAGTGGCCGGCACTGTAGGCCAGGTCTCAATGTCCCTCATCCGGGCGTAGAAAAGACGGGTCTTCAAGCCCGCATCATTGTCCACGCCTACTTTTCTTTCGATGTCCTGGATCTCCATTACTTCTTACCTCCCCCCTTCTTTGGTTTTGCTTCCGCTTCCACTTTCACGAAAAGTCCGGATCCTGAAGCGATCAGTTCTTTGACTAATTCCAAATCTTCACAAAGCTCATCTGCCTTGATGATCTTACCTCCGACGTGGATGTTTCCTTTTCCAAGACACTTGAAAAACTGCCCGTCCACCTCGATTACCTTATGCTTGGATTTGACCTGCTCATTTAGCTTGGTCATTTCTGAATTCTGCTTGGCAATGATTGCTTTTGCAGCTTCCAGTTCCTTCTCCAGCTTGATTTCAGCCGCTGATTTTACAGTAGGTTCTGGAGGAGTTGCCCCAGAACCTAATTTATTTTCGTTTTCCATAACTTCTTTATTCAGGGGTTAAGAAATACCGTAATGGGTCAAGAGCTGAGGCGCAGTCCACTCCAGTTCATTGTCGCACATGAATACAAACTCAGGAACGTCGAGCACGAGACCATAAGCCCAGTCATTGTAGATATCTACAACTCTTTTGTTCCGCTCTACCATGAACCTATTGGTCATGTCTGCCTGCACCGGTTTGGTTCTGTTCATGGCATTGGTGATCCAATGTTTGTTTGATCCTGCCATAGCATGCGTTCCTTTGACTTTGATGTTCTCATTGTCCATCACCACATCCAAATCCGCTACCTGGGCATACTGCATGTTGTATTTTAACCTTCTACCGGTTCTGTACAGCTCATGCCTTGTCTTGTTGGTATACAAGAAATCAAGCGATTCCCTCAATTCAAAAGGAATTGCTTTGATGAAATTCTCTACCTGAGTCACATAAGTAACCGGATCAGTTGACCATGCGCCGACGTTGATGACATTCACCCTTCCGGTGTCGTTCAATTTGATCAATGTGGTCAGGATACCATCCATTGCGGCATTGGCCGGTGTTACAGCTCCCTTTACAAACTCTCTTCTGAAAGTGGCTGCATTAATTACCGCACCAGAATCCACAAATCCTGTAGTCTGCCAGCCGTAGAAAGCCACCTTTTTGATAAAGTCCGTGGAAATCCTTCCGGCAAGCATGTTTTGGATATACCATCTGATGAATGGCCATTTGGCTCTGTCTACCTCATCAAGCTGGGCAAGGAAACCTAACCAGCTTCTTCTGAAATCATCCGGGCGAAGGGTAATATCCACCTTGAACTGACCTAATTGGAATTCGATGGGCTTAAATGCGATGTCTCCTTTCGGTAAGAAAGGAACCTGAAATGCCTGCAAAACTTCGTCTATTGTAGAATAGGCGCTTTTGTAAACACTTCCTGGATTGGGTACTTTTCTGAAATCACCTGAAAGATCATCTTCAGTGAAGATCATCTTTTTGATGTCCTTTTCGGTTTGTCCTTCCGGTACATAGACCTGTCCCCACTGGTCTACTATCTCTTGAATCTCTATGTCCGTAAACATGCCTTATTAAATATTTTTAATTTCGTCCAACGCCCTCTGGTTTACCCCGTAGTCGGTAAACTTCTTCTCCTTCTCACCACCATTGTCCGGGGAAAGCGCATCAGGCTTGTCCGGCTTGGTGTCCTTAAATGCTTCGCCTGCAGCTGCTCTGTATTTCTCAGCGAGCGCACTGTAAGCTTCTTTTTGCTTTTTCTCGTCGGCCAATTGGCCCTGGAGCTCCGTAATCCTTCCGCTGAGGGTGGTTTTATCCGTTCCCAGCGCATCTACCTGCGCCTGCAAGGCCTCATTGTCCTTGGTTTTCTGCGCAAGCTCACTCGATAGCCTGGTACATTCATCATTGAGTTTTCCGAAATGCTCGGCTGTCACGTCAGGAAGTTCGTCTTCCTTTTTGTCAGCGAGTCCGAATAAACTCAATGCAAAAGCCCAAGCCGATAGAAATTTGATTTTCATCTGCTTGCTGTTATTGGTTTGAAATTGGTTTTTAAGTCCTTGATATGTATTGAGAAACTCCTGAAGCTTTTCCGGTTTTTGCATTAAGAATTCGGCAATCTTAGGATGCTCATCTAGGAATTGGGTGGCGACCACTGCGAATTTGTCGGGATTGGCTATTGCTGAAAAAAGCTTGTCTGTCGCAGCGCCATCGTCTACCAGATCGGTTGCCCAGAGTTCCTGAAGCTCAGTATAAACCTTGTTTTCAGGATTGTATTTTTTTTTGTTTTGGGCAATGTAAAATTTGTTCCCCTCCTCATCGTACTGATATTCTTCTCCGGGAACAAAAACAATGGAACACATAATGGCATTTGGGTCCTCTTCCGCCATGGAAAGGATCCAGTCACCGGCTCCCGGGTGGGTTGGGCTGAGATTGGCACTTTGGTAAATGTGCAGGTCGGCAACCATCTTGTCATCCACCACACGAAAATTCTTAAACCTCCCGACTTCGGTTCCGAGTGCATCATTACTCATCGCCGGGTGTCCGAACCTGCACTTAAGCCCAATCGAGGCGTGGTGCTTATTGGCATAAGCAATCCCCGCCTCTATAAATGACTGCTCCAGGTGTACTCCGTGGCCTTTGGCCTCTCCTACCTGACACATGATCACATCGGTGATCGTCCTGCTCTCAAAATTTACCCTGGAGCCATTTTCTTTTGCGGCCGCAAACGAGATGCGGCCGGATTTTAAAAATCTTGGATTAAGGTGCTTTTCAGGCATTTTGATTGGTCTTCTATACAATGTTAAGCCCCAATCAATCCGCCATCTGTGACATATAATAGGTAATGAGGCCTACACCACCGTTAATTTGCTCCGCTTCCAGGTGCCGGGGTTGGAGATGCTCAGGGTGTAGAGCTTCCCATCGCTGGGATCCTGTCCGCCTGCAAATTCCGAAAGGAACTTGCCCGGCTCCAGCTTGTCGAATGCCAGCCAAATATTGAAATCAAGATCCTGATAGATCAACACCACGTCCCTTCCTTCATATTTGCTGATCAGCGCCTGGACTGTGTCCGAGTCTGAAGGGATACCGGTATCAAAATTCTTTGGATAAAGCATCCCTTGATCCATGTCGGTAGATGATACTCGGAAGCCTGCCCGGAAAGGATGGATCGGGATATCATCCAATAAGTTCATGATGGACTCCGAAATGGTAGTGTCCGATCCTCCGACGGGAAAAGCGCCCAAGGCAGAGACCAGTCCAATCCATGCCGCATGTATCCCACCTATATTATCGCCGGTATCTCTCATATCCATAAAGGTATCCTGTTCCGCTTTTTGTCATTGGCCTCAAATCGCTGCCAATCTTTATAGGCACTGTCCACTTTGAATTCTTCATCCAGGATATCATACTTCTCCAAAAAATCCCTGACGGCAGTCCTGGCAGGATAGCCGGCTGCAGTCTGTCCCAGCACGTAGGTATTTATTTTTTCGCGGAATTGCGCCTCGATGTTGCGGATGATTGCATAAGCTTTGCGGCCGTTCATGTCCGGTCCTTCTATTTTGATTTCCCTCAAGTTAGGATCCGGTACCAGGAATTTTCTCGGGTGCACCGTGTCCTTGTGCATATAGATATGGTACCGCTTCCGGATAATCAGTACATCGACATAGCCATAGTCGCGACGGAGGATTTTGTAAACGTGTGGGTTGACATAGATGCTGACCTGCTTTTTCATACCAAAAAGATAAGTCGGCCAAGCCCAAAGAAGTAGGACAAATTTGGACGGATATTTTCAGCGATTTTTCTAGGAAATTTTCAGGAAGCTGCTTTTTAGGTTTTGGAGGTGAAAAATGTTTTTTCACGTTTTTTCATTTTTTTCATCAATATGCCGGAGTGGCAAAATGACCGACTTACGTACTTACCTAACTTACGTTGTCTTACCCTGTCGTACCTTGACGTACGTTACTAAAGGCTTTTTTTAATTAAAAAAGGCTTCTATACAGTGGATTCGCAACGTAAGTCGCGTAAGTTTGGGTAAGTCGCCCAAATGCATGATTTTGGATTATTGGTAATATTTTGGAAAAATGATCAAAAACAGATTTTGGTTTTTTCAGGGCATAAAAAAAGGAAGCTTTTGGCTTCCTTTTAATTTTTTATGCTGACGATCTTAATTTCTCTCTGGAAAACTGTTGTGGTTGGTTGAGTGTAAACCCTTCATCCGGTCAAGATCATATTCCAGTTGGTCATCATAGAAGTTTATCCTATCTATGTTTGTTAGGATATGGTTATTTTTAATCCAGTTGCTGACTTCATAGGAGATATACATTGGGGAGCTATTCTTCAGAATTGCAAAAATCCTTTCCGAAACACAATAGTCTTTGATCTCCCTATTTTCATGTAAAATCTTTATCACATATTCCGGAACTTGATGCTTGGCTCTAACAGCATGGAAAAGTTCTTTAAAATCCAAGTCAGATAGCAATTCCTCTCTTTCAATCGTAGTCATGATCGATCAGCTTTAAGAGTGAAGCCTTCCCACATTTTAGCATACTTTTCATGAGGTCGAAACCTTAGATGCGGTTTATTATCTTGATAACTGACTATCGGAATGTCGATGAGGTCAATGGGTTCCTGGACGTAATATACATTGATCACATCCATAGCCCCTATTTGGCTTTCAGTGATATCCGGAAATCCCTGTGAAAGATCAAATTCAACACCCAGGCATTTTTCCACAATGAATAAAAGTGTTCTCTTGTAATCATCGTTAGAAATCAGACTATTTTCATCAAAGTATTTGTCCGGATCAAATGATCTGAATGGAACCAAAACCTGTTTACCTGTTGGGAATGGATCAATTATTGGGACCGCATTCATATACGTTCTTTTAGGTTTCAAATAAAATTCGCCCGGTTCTATAATGCGATCTCCATTTTCTGGAATTGTTATTTTAGACCATGCGTAATACATGGCATCTGATCCGTGTGACTCTTGTTTCTGACTGGCCTCAGCCTTTCTGATGAATGTGTCCAGCCTCATGTTGATTTCCTGCAGCTCGATAGGTGAGCAGGCATTGAGAAACTGTTCCACAGTCACCTCAAGGTGAAATGATTTATTGATTTTCGGCATGGTTGGTTGGTGGTTAAAGGTTATTGGTTATCGGTGTCAGTCCTCACATATTCAATTTGTGGGAGATCGTTAAATTCCCCTAGTCCAGGTTTCCATAAATTATCAGTATACTTCTTCAGCTTTTCACCTATCTCCAATTTTCTATTTTCATCCTCAAGGTGATCAGCATATGCATCCAATGCAGTCATGTAAGCATACAGCTCGGGAGCATCCATATACTTTCTGTGGGCAGTCGCTAGAGTCGTGCCCTCAGGCATGAAATTTTGTATCAGTGGTCTTTCCATTTGTTGGGATTGGATAATGCCTATTGGGTTAATGGCTTTTTCTTTTTTAGCGATTTCTGAATACCTATCAGGGATTCTACTTGTAAGTAAAACATCAGTGCAGCTGCGGTCCACATTAACCAATGGATTTTGTATCCATCCAAAAGAAGCTTCGATAAATCTGTCAGAATGACCGTGGCCCAGACCAACTTTATCAGTGACCAAAGAAATAAGCGAGTTTTTCTGTTCATTTTCAGTTGTTGGTTATTTGCTGGTGGTTGCTTAGGATAGTCTCATCCGATGGCCGGCCGGTCTTGGATAGGATACGGAACTTGATCACCCATACCCATGGATTGGAGTCCCAGGATTCTTCGCCATTGATTGAAATCCAAAGAGTTTCGAAAGAGTCTTTTGCACTGGAGGTATAAAGTGCCTCCGGATCTGAATTGGTGTAAACCTTATATCTTATCGGTTGGCTTTTTAACCTTGTATCTGTCCATCGCTCAACGCCCTCACCAATAGCATCATCTTCAGTGATATCCTGCACTCTCTCCACTCTGACATCTTCCACCATCAGCCAAAACCTTGCGTCGGCCTTGGCCATATGTATGGAAGGTTTCCAACCTCCCATTGGATGGGTAAAAGGAAAATCTGTTTTGAAATCAATAGATCCATCGCTGTTTTTTGACCATGTTTCCTTCACCCAAAGCACATCGCCGGGAGGGCCATAGGGGCAAAAAGAATTATCAGGGTCACCTACAAATTCAGGAGTAAACTCAGAATCATCAAGCCATTCAAGAGCCATTCCTTTTACAGACCTGCGGGTCTGGTTCTTCCGGTCGGAAGATATGGCCTGCACCATTTCGGTCTGGAAAAGCGCCGGATGCTCAGTGATCAGGAACCCACCGAGGATAAACTGGTTTGGTTTGAGCTTAGGCATTGGATTGGTTCTTTTTAAAGTGATCTTCTACAGTTCCATTAGATTTTGATAAATGCTCAGCAACTGTTTCGAGGCAAATAGCCAAATCCGTTGCAGGCATTGACCCGTTACCATTTACCTTAAGAGTGTAATTCTTAGGGTTTTTCGGGTCGATATACACTTTTATGGTTTGCACAAGTCGTTTACCCATTATCCACCTCCTCTTGATAATCTTTTTCAAAGCCTCCCATTAACGCTTCCGGATTTTTTTCCAATACACCTGCCATTCCCTCCAGCAATCCCATAAGGTTTTCTGCTATGGTGGCAACCTTTACACCTGATTTTCCTTGAATTTTTGTAGTGACCGTGTCTTCTTCTAGATCAACATGAAATTCAATAACAGCTATGCGGGTCTTACTCATCCCAATCCTCCTTTCCTGTTTCCATGGGCTGTGCATTAGCCAATAACTTTTGGTGCTTTTCAACCACCTCTTTGATATCCCATTCCTGGATTGGGGATTTTTGGAGGTTACTGGCCATGGCCATCATGACTTCTTCAGTGATGGGATTTATGGCGTAGATTGCAGATGGATTCAGCATCCGGGTAAATGCCGGCTGGCGCTCCGTCTCCGGTACGTCGACCCTGATAAAGGATCCTCCCCCAATACTTTGCTCTGTTACTTTTCCAGCCATCCGCTGATGGCCAAACAATTCAATTAATGCGAACGCTTCAAATTTTTGATTTTCCATGATTGATTATTTTTAAAATAGTGTGAATTGTTTGATGAACCCCAACCGGAGTAATTTTCTGATATAGAACCGGTGTGGTACCGGAGCTTCAGCAAGTGAGGTAAAGGGTACTTGGAATGTCCTTTTTTTGATATCCACCGGTATTCCAAGTTCCCGGAGCTTTTCGGCATGATACCTTACCTTAGCCCGCTTCCCTGCTTTGGAAAGGGATTTGTTTTCCCGGTCCTCGAGTGATACCCACGGATCCGGGACTTTCTTAGCCTTGCCTTTCATGAGGAGATTTTTTGGGATTTGGAGATGAAATTTGCATAAGCCATCAGTGCAGCAGCGCTGATTTCTTCTGGATTCAACTTATCTGTTGTAATGCTAAAATCAGAATCCCTTTCTACCAGCAGGTCATGAATTCTGAATATCTGGCTATCAATCGAAGCGTTTACCTTAAACCATCCCGGTTTAATCTGGATTTTCCCATCCTCCTTTCGCTGATGAAACCTTTTGATGCACTGTTTAGGATTTGACAGGATCTTGATGGTAAAGCATTGATATTGATCCTTGATTCTGTTCAGTGCTTTATGGTAAAACTGACTGGCGCCCGTTGACTCATAAACAATGAACCTGTTTTGGTCTATTTTTTCGAACGCCTTCTTTTGAGATTCCCTTTCCATGACCACACTATTGATGTCGGGATTAGCCTCTACTTGCTCCAGACGGATATCATCCAGACAGATGTATTGGAAGTCCGGAAGATGGGATTGGATCCGCCTTGCCAGTGTAGTCTTTCCGGAGGCGATGTTTCCGATAATGATGATTGCTTGGGGTCGGTTCATCGGGACATTCTGTTTAGAACCTTGGCATACTCGATTTCATTTTTTGTCAGCTCGATGACTGACTGCACATTGTCCCGGACGGCCACGGCCTGAGGTAGGTAATCTTTACTTTCCTGGACCTTTTCGATATTCTTCATCAGGATATTCCGGAGTTCAGAAAAGTTATTGGAGGTAAAGGAAGGCTGGTATACAACAGTATTTACTGAAGCAGCATTTTGTACAGCTGGCGCCATCTTACTATTGCCGTGAGCGATGCCCATATCTTCTTCCAATACTTCCAAATCATCTTGTACCGGCAGGCATTTCTTTGCCCATTCCATAAACTGGTCTTCAGAGAAAGAACGCTTTCTGCTATCCGTTTCAACTGAAATAGAGTTTTGTTGTAGAATGTAAAATGTGATTCTTTCTACAATTCCATCAATCATAAATTGCTTCCCTACCATAGGTTCAATTTTTGCGAGGATTTTGTTTTTGTTCATAGGTTTTTATTTTACGGTTAAGGATTAGTTGATTCTTTTTGAGTTCGATGAGTTCGGGATATTCCTCCCGGATTATTGCCTTGAGTTCTGGATTTTTAGGAGCTAGGTTTCCTAGTACGTATGCATCAGTAAGGTCTTTGGATCCGGAGTTTTTGATCATGTTTTCTTTTCTGCTGATCAGCTCCCAATTGTCCGGATCATCATTCGTGCTATCCTGAGTTTTGCACCGGAGGCAATAACCTTTTGGTATTTTTCCGTACTTCTTTTCATAATTGATGACATGGGCAACCCTCCAGTTTTTGGCTGATATCCTGACATATTTGTAGGTATTGCCATTGGAATCCTTTTTTATTACTTCTGCCCCATCGTAAAGTGCATTGACTGGAATATGACCTTTTTGAAATCTGAATTTTTCAAGGCTTTTAAGTTGCTCAGGAGCCAAGTGATCAGCGAGCTTTTTCCCTTTGTACTTGGGAATATTTCCTGCTTTGATCCTTGAGTCGTCCTTTCTCTTCTGGATGATTTCAGGCGGAATCACAAGCCCAAGTTGTTTCAGTCGCGTTCTAACAACTATTTCCACCCTTCCAATATGTCTTGCCAAGGTTTTGACAGGAATAGTCAGGTAATTTTCTTGGATATACTGGTCATGTTCGGGGCTTAAGCTTGTGGGATTTTTTGTCCTTCCAGCTATTCTGAATCTAACTGAAGCATGGGTATCTATTTTCATCCCATACCTTTTGATAATTTTTGCAACAGTGCTTTTAGAAACTTTAGTTTTAAGAGCTATATCCTTGAGTGGAATTTTATTGAGGTTGTTCCGGATAAAATCGCAAAGGAACGGGTCTTCGTACTTTTTCATATTTAAGCAGGTGGTTAACTTTTTTCTGAAATAATGGCCTCCATCGGGAGGTAGATCCTTCCAAGCTGGATCTGCTGCTGGAGCCAGACCATGTTGGTTTCGAAGGTGATGGTCCGGGCATTGAAATTGCCGTTTTGAAGCTTGTGGAAATAGATATGCCACAGCACCGGTTTCTTTTCCCGGAGGATAAAATCATGCATGCCTGAAGCCTGCCGGATAGGGATGGTGATGTTCATCTTGAATAAAGGTTTGCTACTCCGTAAGGATTGTCTTGGTCTTCTTCTCCCGATGATTCATAGCCTAGTGGCAGCTGCACCCCTATCTGGTCATACCTGAATACCATAGCGGAACTGTTGCTCTCATAGTTGCCGGCAAATCTCTTGTTGCTCTCTGTCCGGAGGTAGGCAGGGTTGACGGACTTGTCCTTCAGCTTTCCGATCAGGGTATTGAATGGTACTCCCGGCTTACGGTGGATATCAAAATGGGCTTTGTTATAGAGGTTCCACAGCTGTTTGAACCGGATAAATATTTCGTCTCCTTCGATGCTGTATTCCTGGCCATGCTTGGCCATCCTGACTTTGGGATTGCACATGTATAGGACCACATCCCAGAAGCGCTGCACGGTGCCTCCTGTGTCCCTTTTCTCAGCATGGATCCGGATAGTTTCTTTCAGAAACTGAAACAGTTCCGTATAGCCAAAAGTGAACTTAAGAATAGGGTGCATGATATGGTGCATGCAAAGCATGATGCTGTAATTTTCCGCCATCCTGGAGGGAACACGGATGTTTTCATTCTTCAGGGCATCGTTGAATTCACTGTAGATCCTGCGGTAATGAAGCGGAAAGTCCCTGTCCACCAGGTCACGGTGCTGGATCAGGGATCCGGTGATGTTGGTGATCCCTTCCATGTTGATCAGGTTTAGCTTGTCGAAGTGCTCAACCACGGCATTTTCACGGATATTGACATTGTAATCCATCAGGATCAGCCTCTGCAGGAATGGATCATCCTGTGGGTAATAATTGCCCGTGATGACTACTGAGGACTCGACCGGCACGGATTCAGTACCATACTTGGAATTCATGTCAGAGCGCTCATAGCCAAACCTGTCATAGAATCCGGATAGCGTTTTGTCCACGGATATATCCAGCGTGTCGGTGTATTCTTCAAAGCAGATCATGGCATTGACAAACTGCGCCAGCTTCCTGATCTTGGCCTTGTCGGTATTGGCTTTCTCAGTCAGCTTGATCGGTGCCTGAGGTGTACCAAAGAGCATCTGCATGTATTGGATCATGGTGGACTTCCCGGATCCACCTTCACCATAGAGGAATATCATGGGGAAGTTGTTTTTGTGCCGGTAGATGATATCAGAGAATACCGTGGTGACACCAAAAACCAGCATGACTTTGCCTACATCGCCAAAGGCCCCGGTGTAGTGGGTGCACCATTCCTTGAAGGTGACGGTACTTGGCCGGTAGTAGAATTTCTTTTCATTCAGGTAGCTATACCTGTTTGTCTTGGGGTGGAAGGGGATGAAGTAATTTTTCTCTTTGTAGGTAAGCATTCCATGCTCGTCGACCGGTAGGAATTCGGAATTGTAAACGCCGTTACTGAAGGCAAAGAATCCGTCTTGGTGCCAGCCAAGGGTTTCGAGCTGCTCGGCGGATTTCTCCTGCTCATAGAGCTTTCCCTTGATCCGCATGAAGTCCTCGGGCTTGCCGTAAAACATGAAATTGCCCAAGCCTTCGGTCACCTTCCGGAATCTGCCGATTTCTGAGAGTTCATCGGTGCTGATGTCCTTAGATTTTGCACGTCCAAACTCGTTGGTGAATTCAATCACCCGGCGCTGGTTTTTGTCGGTTTCGATATGGTACAGGACTTTCAGCACGTAATTGGAGCGTTGATTGACATAAACCACATCGCCCATCCCTTCGGTAAACCAATAGCTGTTTTTGTACTCGAAAAAACCCCATTCCCGGAGGTCCTTTTCCATCTGCTCATCCACATCCTCAGTGATTTCATAGCGGACACCCCGGTAAGGGGTGGCCATGTACATGATATCGCCTCCATCCCTGTCAGCCCGATAACCTGCTTCACCAAGAGCGAAAAGCAGCTTCTTTCCGTTCTTTCGCTTGATATCGGTAAGTGCCCGGTTGATCTTTTTGGCAAGTATTTCTTCATCAAGATCCTCGCAAAGCAGGCCGATTTTGATGTACATGTCTTTGCCGGCTTCGCCAAAGAAGGCGAACTCATGGGCCATGGCCATGCTGTTTTCTTTGGTGATAAGGATGTATTCATCAGCAATCAGTTTTTGGCATGCTTCAAATATTTTTTTCCATTGCCGGGCTTTGAGTTTGTCCCAGGTGGCAGGGGTGGTTTCATCTATGTCCGGATTGATCTTGATAGGCTCATCGATGATTTCACCTGATTCAATGTCAATCGATGTTTTCTCGTCCAGTTTCTCTCTATTCCTCTTCAGCTTCATTGTTCCTGCGCCCTTCTAATATCCCCTATCACTTCTTTGAACAAAGCCATCGTCTGGTCTGCCGAAAAAAAAGCTTTCTGTTTGTCCTCATTACCGCTCATTGCCTTTGCAAGTTGATTTTCGAGAATGTGCATTTCGAGGTTGGTTGTTTTGATTGAGATCATCAATACCCCAATGATGTCCTCAGCTGTATTCATTGCGTCTATGATCTGGACTATTTGTTTTTCACGGGTGTTGATGACGGATTCGTGGACATTCTTCTTTTTGAGGTTCTCCAGTTCCTTCTCCATTTCCTGCAGCATGTTGGCCATCCTGCTCTGGGACCTTGTCCATTCTGTCCGAAGTGCTTTGATTGATTCTGGAGATATCATCTATAGTTTCTTTTTGGGTTGGAGACTTTTCCGTTAGCTTCATGAGGTTGGTAGCGATATGGACATACATCTGGCTGATGTCCCGGTCGCCGTTTTTGGCTGTGGTGATGGCCATGTGGTGACAAAAGGCAATCTGGGAATCGATGGATTCATATTCTTTGACCAATCCATCTAAGGCGATGATCATCATAAGGCAAGGGTGGTTTGTTCGGGCACCAGAATAATTTCAGATTGGTAGTGGTAGGGAGCATCCCGATACTTCACCAGAAGGCAGTTCCATTCGGTTGACTTTCGGATTTTATGCAGGGAAATATCCAGCAGCTCGAAGGTCAGGAGCCGCTGATCAGCGAGCTCCTTTCCTTTTGCCAAGAGGTGATCGGCAACTTGCTGCAATGTCTTGGCCGGGGCTGTGCCCAGGACTGTTTGGATTTCATCATCGATGGCTTTGATGCCATTATGGTCAGGGGAGCGGAGTAATTGGAAGAGTTTCAACATGGATTTGGAGTCTTTGGAGTTCGGATTCTGTGAATTGGAGCCTTTGTGCGAGGACCGTTCGCTGCATGGGATCCAGTGACCTGTCATACTGGAGCTTGTTGAAGAAAGTCTGGCGGTCGATCTCTAGGATGAAGATGTCGCGGGGGTTAGGGTTCATTTGGGACCTCCTTTCGATTTCCATTTCCATCATACTTTTTCGCGACTTCATTTGCGGTCTTTATAAAGAATTCCCCCATTTTTTTTAATTCGGCAGGGGTAAATCTTTCCATCATACCGATATCAAGGCTTATTATAGAGTTGCGTTTCCAACTGAATTCTCTATCCCTTTGAAGTATCGAAATTTCTATTTCGGTTTCACCAAAAGTTTTTTCTATTGATTCTTGGACTTTAGCCATTGAGAACCTCCCTTCTTTCGAGAAGAACCAAGTCTTCAAATTGTACTCTTCCTCGGAATTCCTTTCCTAGGATAAAGGTGTAGTAAGTGAACCCTACCTGGTCAACCTTATGTACATTGGCGAAGTACCCTCCTCTAGCAAAATTCAAATGGGGGTTTATTTTATTTGGGTTATCAGTATCAGGAACTGAAATAAAACCTCCTGTACCATCACTGTGCATAAATCGGCACCCTTCGAGAAATATTTCTTTGGTCACCATTACTTCCTTTTTTTATAGCCTTTGAACATCAAATCTTTTTGTTGCTTAGCGACGGTTTCTTTGCCGGTGAGCTGCCTTTCCATAGTGCATGATCCTGCGGATATCAAGAGGATGATTAAGGTGAGAAGTAAGGTTATTATGTGCTTTTTCATTTTTTTTTAAGTTAATGAGGTAAATGGATACTGATACACCGCAGTAAATTGCTACTGCTAAGAATAAAACCTGCGAGACGGTTAAGGTAAATTCGAGGCTGTCAATCGTCACTTAAGACCTCCTTTCCGGTGGATTTTTCTACCAGTACAACCTTGAGGTAATGGGTATCACCGGAGACCCATCCCATGCCGGGGAAGTAAAACCATTGGGCATAATAGAGGCCGTTTCTTGTTTTGGTTTCTGGAAAGATTCCCAGTACCATATCCTCTTCGGTATCCATAATGTCGCCGACCGGTCTGAGGAGGGTTTCCTTTGTACTGCAGGAGATAAAGAAGATAATCAGCAGCGCCCAGATCAGGACATGCATGATGGCTTTGGTTTGTCTATCCATGGACTAAGTCTTTTTGAAGTGCGATAAATGTGACCGGAGAGGATTCATTGACCTGCATCCTGATCTGGTCATCAGCAATACTGTCTATTTCCATTTTTAGGATCGGAACCTGATTAGAGTTCCAGACTTCATTGATGGCATTGATTGCCCTGTACATCAATGGGAATTCTTTTTTGTCCTTTTCTGTAAGACCTCTGTCCTGCCAGTAGAGCGTTTCCAAAACTTGGCTAATGAGTAGGTTCTGCTTTTCCATTTGCTTTGAAGTTTTCAT